TTTCTTAATACTGTTAGTTGGCTTTTATCGCCTGACCAGAAACCTAAATCTTCTTCTGTTTTACCTTCTGCAGCCAGTTTTGCCATAAATTTGTCAAGTTTTTCTTGTTGGTCTACAACCCTTTGTTTTTTCATTGCTAAATCTGCTTCACTATCAGCAATCTTTTCTAATAAATCACCACCCATATAACCTGTTTGGCCTTTAATCAGACCTGATGTTACAACACCGCCATCACCATCCGCTTCCATATCTCTGGCAACATTTTGTAATCTATCACCAAACATTAACATGTTGGCCAATATTCTTTTTCCATCACCACCTAGTTCACCTTTAACAGCTAGTTGTCTTAGGTTATCAACAATTTTTAATAAGTTCTTTGTCTTAGTTTGGTCTTTTAACAATACTTTTAAATCTTCGTCACTAATAGTTAGTGTTTTATCTGCTAAATCAATTAGATTTTTTTGTTCAGTGGTTGCAAGTTCTTCACCATCTTTTACATTTTTTATTGCCTTTTGTGTTGCGCCTTCAGCCTCACCTAATTCTGATTGTTCTGTACCAAATATACCACCCATACCTAGTTGCTCTAAGAAAGTTTCTTCAGCTCTTGCAAATCTTCTTGTTAGTTCTTCATCTGTTAGAGCAGTTAACTTACCTAAACTATCTAATATTTTCTGTTGATATTCGTCATTCTTATCTGCTAAGTATTTTGCACCAATACCTAATGCTAATGCTGCTCCTGTTGCAACAACTACTGGCAATAATGCCGTACCGGCTAAGAGTGTTGCACCACCTGTTATACCAAATTTAGTAAGAAGAGGAGTTAATCCAAATTTTGCCGCCATAGCTCCAGCAACTACTATGCCACCGATATCTGTTAATGCTAATTCATCATTTTTACCTGTAAGATAATCTACTACACCATTTACACCTACTATACCAAAAGCTGCGATTGCGCCTGGTAATCCACCAATTGCGGCTCCTAATGCAATCCATTTAGCATCATTAGCTACAAAATCTTGAAACTCTCCTTCAGGTATTAGTTTGGCAATCTCATCATCTAGTAAGTCGGCAAGCATAAACACTGCACCGCCTTTTAAGAATTTCATACCAAAACCTTTTGCAAGTGCTTTAATACCACCTGCACCAACCCAAGCTGCTAAAGCAGTACCAAATCCACCAAATAAATTACCACCTTGTTCCTCTTCATCGGTCAGTTCTATATCACCACCTGAACCTCCTGCGCCAGGTCCAGCTAAAAAGTTTTGATTGCCTTCTTTTTGATTTTCTGCTAGTTGTTCAGCACTTCTACGCTCTCTGTCTTCTTCTATTTGTAGTGTGTTTTTTAATAATGATTTGATATCTTGTAAACAATACAACATTTCTTGTTGTACATCTCTGACACCAATTAGTATACCTGTACCTTGTGCCGTTGCACCAGCCTGTAATAAAGCACCAGCTCTCTCTGGTGGTGCTAATAGACTTGAAACTCCAGCGAATGAAGCTCCTACTCTATTCTGTAATTGTGATACTGCGCCAACGGCTACTTCTGACATTACTTAAACCTTTTTTGAATATACTTGTAAACAGCGTATGCTACTAACAATACAACAATTGTACCGATACCATCAGTCCAACTTGTGTCGTTTATAACTTGTAATAACTCTGCTGTGATTTCCATTATTTCTTACTCTTACTTGTTCCTGTGTATAGACCAAACCAGGCAGCGCCAGCACCAACAACGATACTGATTAACCCACTTTGTTCCATAGTAGGAGTAGGCAAGTTCATATACCATATTACACACTTATATAATAATACAATATAAACTGTTAAGAACAATCTTGGAAATATTCTCCAAGCGTCAACAGCTCTTGCCATATGAATTAATTTAGCATATGGATTAATACCAAGGTCTTTGATTGAAGTATCAACTTCTAAATCAACCTGTATTTTCTGTTTAGGTTCTGCAACCTTAACTTCTTTTTTTATCTCTTCTGCCATTTTATCTCCCTCGATTTGCCCTTTCACGAGCCTTTTCTTTTTCGTCTTTTATGTGGGCAATTAACATACTCACATATATTTCCCTCTCCCACGGTATCATATTCTCCAACTCTGTCAAAGAATATTTATGATGTTGCATCAAACCAAAATTGATTTGATAGTGGTTCTCTAAGCTTTCGTGTGAGAGGGCAATAGAAAAAAATCTTGAATACCCCTTAACATAATCTTAGACTTGACTTTTGTTTTAGGATTTTCTAATTCAACTTCATGCCTTAATTGTGGCATTGTTTGATAGAATTTCTGAATATTCTCAAAAGTCTTACTATCTAACCCCTCAATAAACTCATGCAACTCTTCAGTTTTATAGTCTGAAGCAGCGAATGTCTTTTCGCCATCATAAACTTGATAAATGGTTTTAGCCATCATCTCAAATACTCTTTTTGTACCCATTCCCTTAACATCTTCGCTAGGGTCAACGGTTGATATAGTTGGATATTTCATAATAATACCCAAATTTCTTTTTTCATCAATAACGATATTGTTATCATGTTCATCTTCAACATGTACCTCAACTTTCGTTAGGTCAATTTCAAGACTAGCATATGTTTCTTTGTCATCTGGACATAACAATCTAACTTTTGCAATCTCTCCTACTGACTTAGCACGAATTTGTAAAAATACATATTCTAAATCAAATGTAGGCAATTTATTAACATCGAGTACACCAAATGTGCAAGCATGACAAATATCTTGTAGTGCCTGAATTATCTGTTTATTCTCAGCTGATTCCAATGCCTGTAATAAAATCTTTTCTTCTTTTACTAGAAAAGGTCTATACTTGACTTTCATATCAGTAGAAGGTAGTGTCAACTCAAATGTCGGTGTTTCTAATGTAGGTAACGACATAATTTAATTTTCTCCTTGTTATATTATAAGAATGGTGGGAATACCCTACCACCCGTAACCTTGCCGATAGGTGTACTTCGCTTAACTGCACCTAGTACATCTCTACCAGTTCTTCTTAGTTCAGGTGGTAGTTTATCTAAGAAACCACCAAACAAACCAAATTCTTTACTTGCCTTAACTTCAGGTACATCGCCAAACTTGGCACCAATGTCAGCTGTGTTAAGGTCACCTTTTGATAAATTCATCCATGTTCTAAATGCAAATGTAATAGGCAATTCTGCAACTTTGTCATTATCGCCATATGATAGGTCGTATTGACCAATAGTTTCTGGATAAACTTCATCTAATTCTACTGCGTATGTAATTCTATCTCTACCACCTTCTTGGTCGTCTGCACCAATTTGGTAAATATGTATTTTGCCAATGTAATCTTCATAAAAATTCATTTCGTGTGTGTGTCTGTTGAAGATTTTTTCTTGCCATTCTTCAAAGAAATGTCTTTGTCTTAAAAACTTGTCACCATAGAAAGTCATCTCTGTGTTTCCATTAAATGAATAAGCATAAGGCATTTTTCTTCTAGGTCCAAATGTTCTTACATCTGTTGTATTTACATCTCGGCTAGGCATAGTCACTTTGTTGGCCATCATGCCAACATTTCTTGTCATATCACTAGAAGTCATAGTATTCATTGCCGGTGTATATGCTCCGTAATCATATGCATCACGATTACCAAGTTTGTATTTTTCAGGTAGGAAAAACTTAACAAGATACCTATTAGGCCTTGCCATACCCTCACCTTGATTTATTTGTGCAATGAAAGTATTGATTGTAGATGTTGGATTACCACCTAACTTACCACTACCACCTTGTTTGTCTTTTAGGTCACCAACAACATCGGTCAAAGATTTATCTCTAGGTAAACCTATTCTAATATCTTGTCCAAATATTTTTGTACCGCCTCTTAGAATTGCCATTATGCTACCTTACTTTTATAGTTTTCTATTGCTGATTTAATTGCGTCTTCAGCTAATACGCTACAATGTATTTTTACTGGTGGAAGTGCCAGTTCTTCTACAATATCTAAATTCTTTATTGCTTTTGCCTCTTCTAATGATTTACCTTTACACATTTCAGTAACCAAACTACTACTCGCAATAGCACTACCACAACCATATGTCTTAAACTTAGCGTCTATTATAATATTATCTTTTACTTCAATCTGCAATTTCATTACATCACCACATGCCGGTGCACCTACCATACCTGTACCAACATTTGTACTCTTTGCATCCATACTACCCACATTTCGTGGATTTTCATAATGGTCTAATACTTTTTCTGAATATGCCATTAAATTTTTCTCCTACTGTCTGCAAACACTTTACCTAAACTTGCGCCTTGGAATTGTGCAACTGGTAAATAACATGCAATCGCCATCTCATCAACATCTACTCTTAAAAAATTACTCTGTACTTGT